CACAAGTTCTCAAGGCCGCATTTAGGGTGTTGACTTTGAAACTTGGAAAGGCAAAAGTACCAATGATTGTTACCAATCACACATATGACGTTGTGGGTTCTATGTTCCCAACAAAAGAAATGGGTGGTGGTTCTGGTCTGAAGTATGCCGCATCTTCAATCGTGTATCTTTCAAAGAAGAAAGAAAAAGACGGTACTGAGGTTGTAGGTAATATTATTCACTGTAAGAATCAGAAGTCACGTTTGACTATCGAAAACAAGGTAGTCGATGTTCGTCTGATGTATGAACGTGGATTGGATAGGTACTACGGTCTACTTGAACTTGCTCTCAAGGCAGGAATCTTCAAATCAATTTCCACTCGTATTGAATTACCAGATGGTACAAAGACATTCGGTAAGACAATCAATAATCAACCAGAAAAGTTCTACACTGAGGAAGTCATGAAACAACTTGACGAATTTGCCCAGAAAGAATTCAAGTATGGTAATCATCAAGAAGTGGAAAATGATAATGCAGTTCAAGAATCTGAATGAGAACTACATTCGTGTCTATGATGATGTGATTCCACAACTCATGTGTGACCACATGATTGAGGAGTTTGAGAAGAATGAAGACCAGTTTGACAAACAAACATTAAAGGGTCATCGTTCTTTCACTCAAATTACATTGCAACAGTATAAGAACTGGAAACCATATCAAGATAACTTGCAGTACGCTTTCAATAGTTGTATCGACAGATACATGGAAGAGTGTGATGTGACTAACAAGATGTTTCCAGAACAATATGCCTATGAGATGTATCGCATGAAAAGATACGAACCAAATGGTGTTGATGAATTTCATGACCATGTAGATGTAGGAAACTATGCATCTGCAAGACGGTTCTTGGTATTTTTTCTATACCTCAATGAACCAGAAGGTGGTGAAACAGATTTCCCCCAGAGGGATATTTCTGTAACACCGAAGGCAGGACGGATGTTAATGTTTCCACCAATGTGGACACATCTTCATGCTGGAAGAAAAGTAACAGGTGACGAATCCAAATATATAATTGGCAGTTACCTACATTATGTTTAAGGAGAAATTATGGTAAATGGTAAAGTAGTATCACTGGTAACACTTGCTGGTGAGTACATTGGTAAATTCGTGCATGAGAATAATGGAAACATTACACTTGAAAACCCAAGAATGTTGGTAAATACCCCAGACGGCAAAGTAGGTTTTGCAAGGGGTATCTGCATGACAGGTACAGAAAATCCAAAACAGGGAATGTTTTATGCTGGTGGAGTTGTTATCTTAACAGAAACTAATCCAGAGTTTAGTGCTGCATACACAGAGGCGGTAACAGGTCTTGCAGTTCCAGCACAAGGTAAGGTCATCATTTAATGAAGGACATGAGCGATTACTTCAAATATGTAGAAAACAAAGACCAGAAATGGACAGGTATTGGACTGACTGAAAAGGCAGGAAAGTACCAAGGTGTTGTATATCGCTATGGTAAAGTTAGTATTTCAGAGGATAAAGAATCTGACAAAGCTACTTTACATTTTGAATGGGATATGTTAGATTCTAATGACTTACCAAAAGACTTTTTTGGTGATGATTTTTTTGAACTTGCTGGTGATATCTTACACCACATTATGGATGAACAATTAAACGAGGGCGGTTTGCAATATGTCGATACAAACGATAGAGAGAACAACATTAACTAATCTGATTTGGGATGAGGATTACGCACGAAAGGTAATTCCATTTATCAAACCAGAATATTATTCAGACAAGAATGAACGTGTAATCTTTGAAGAGATTACGAAGTTCACTGAAAAGTATAATGCAATTCCGACACAGGAAGCTCTCACTATCGAACTCGACAATCGAAAGGATGTCAACGATGATGAGTATAAAAAGATTGTGGACATTATTGGTTCACTGGAAAAGACGGATGTTGACACGCAATGGTTGCTCGACACCACAGAAAAGTTCTGTAAGGACAAAGCAATCTATAATGCGGTTGTTGAAGGAATAGGAATTATTGATGGAAAGGATAAGGAGAGAACACCAGAAGCAATCCCATCCATTCTATCTGAGGCACTTGCAGTATCATTCGATACTAATATTGGTCACGACTATGTTGAAGATGGTTCAGACCGTTTCGACTTCTATCACAAGAAAGAAGAGAAGATTGCGTTTGACCTAGATTATTTCAACAAGATTACTAAAGGTGGATTACCACAAAAGACATTGAATATCGCACTTGCTGGAACTGGTGTTGGTAAGTCGTTGTTCATGTGTCATGTTGCTGCGTCAACACTAATGCAAGGTAAGAATGTTCTGTACATCACAATGGAGATGGCAGAAGAACGTATTGCAGAACGTATTGATGCGAACCTAATGAATATAACTATGGATGACTTGCACACACTTCCAAAGAAGATGTTTGAAACACAGTTATCCAAAATACAGAAAAAGACAAACGGAAAGTTGATTATCAAAGAGTATCCAACTGCATCTGCTCACGTTGGACACTTTCGTAGTTTGATTAAGGAACTCGCACTAAAACGTAGTTTCAAACCAGATATTATCTTCATTGATTATCTAAATATATGTGCATCTTCACGATTCAAAGGAAATGCAAATGTAGGTTCTTACTTCTATATCAAGTCGATTGCAGAAGAACTAAGAGGACTTGCAGTGGAAACGAATGTACCTATCATGTCTGCAACCCAGACAACAAGAACAGGTTTCACTTCCACAGACATTGGACTAGAAGACACTTCAGAAAGTTTTGGTTTGCCTGCAACGGCTGACCTTATGTTTGCACTAATTTCGTCAGAGGAACTAGAAGACCTCAATCAGATTGTAGTCAAACAATTGAAAAACCGATACAATGACCCAACCATGAACAAAAGATTTGTATTGGGAATAGACAGGGCAAAGATGCGTCTGTATGATTGTGAACAAGCAGCACAAGAAGATTTAGTTGATAGTGGACAAGATGACAATGTATTCGATAACACACCGTTTGCTGGAAAAGGCAAAGCGTATGAAAAATTCTCTGACCTCAAGGTATAGGAAGAAGGAACAAATAAAGTACTTCACTGATGTAAACCTTGAGACAAAACTGTGGGAAGTTATTGAACTCCCATCACGAAGAGTCGTGCAAGATTTTCAATTTGAGGAAGATGCATCTAGGGTTTGTTACCATCTAAACAAGAACAAACCGTTTGGGGAATTCCCAATGCCTGAGTTTTTGACTATGAGAGGTTGACATTTACCCCCAAATCACTTATAATATAAATAGTGGTATAGTTTATATGGAGTGATTGAAATGAAGAGGTTCAACCAATTTGTAGTGTCTGAAGCAGTCACACAAGGTGCTACAAATACAGAGATGGCAATCTGCTATCAGTATAACTTTAAAAGAACAAAAGACCAGACAAAAGCATTGTCTGATTCTGGCATCTCTGATAAAGACTTTAAAAAATTAACACCAGACCTTATGAGTATTGGTGAAAAGGTCGCATCTCAAATGGGCGACAGAGGCCCATTGCTCATTCACTCTGGGTCTGCAACTGCATCTAAAAATTACTACGAAGGTGCTGCTGACAAAACACCAAAGGCAGACTTCTTTGGTAATTCTCAAAATTACATATCCTTAAAGAAAGCAGGAGACAGTGGTGCTGGTGCTCAGTTGATGAGTGCTAAATCTGCTGAAGCGTCTGGTGTTGTTCAAGCAGCAGTTGGTCATTTGGAGAGTGTTAGTAAAACATCTGTTTCCAAAAACAAAGATTTTAAAAACGCAATCAGTATTCTTGAAAACGAGATGAAAGCAACTGCCAGAAATGATTTGAATATCGAAGTTGGTAAGGGAAAGGTTAGTTTTGAGAAATGGTACACAACGTCAAGCTCTAGAAAAGATGAGGTTTCTAAAAAAGAGAGAAATGCAAAGAAAGTCGAAAAACACCTAAAAGCAGAATTATCTCTATTGGGTGCAACTAGAGCATCCAAGGGTGCAGAAAAGAATCTTATACAGGGTATTGCTCCACTTACAAAAGACCAGTTACAGAAAATGTATACTGAGTACGAACAAGATAAGTCCTACAAGGTTGGTGATGTAACCGTTAGTGCAAAGCACTTAGAAAAGGTTGCAGATGACCAATTGTCTGACCCAGCATTAAAGAAACAGATTACTGATGTTATCGAAACATCTGTCAACTCACAAGAATGGCAAAACGAATTAACTAAGTTCTTCACTGATAATGAAGAATTAAAACAGTACATGGTTTATGAGGCAGGGTCTGGACTTTACAAATTTACTGGTGAATATACTAAGGGTGGAAATTACTTTGGTTCAAATCAAAATGTTGCCAACAGGATTTTAGTATTTTATGATAACGGAATTAAATCAGAATATGATATGATGGACTACGCAAAAAATAATACTGCACTAGTAAATAATATCAGTGTCAGTTACAAAGGTTCTGGTAGAAGTAAATATATCAAGTTGGGTATTGCATCATCTGTAGAACATGAACTTCCAATGTTAAGGGAAGAGATAGAACAACTACGAGAACAGTATTATTTGTGTGAAGGTATTTTCAGCAATCTAAAGAACAGAGCAAAAGCATTCTTAACCTCAATCAAAAAGGTTGTTATGAAATTCATTGACAAGGTAATCATGAGGGTGATTGGTAATCTTAAATCTCTTGCAGAGAAAGGTGTATCAACTCTTTTGGACGCACTTGGTTTAGAATTTGATGGTAAAGTAACAATGAGTACACCAAAATGGTAATGTTATTTGAAAACAAAGCAGGAAAGAATCTGCACCTTGAACATATCGAAGATGAGATACTTAACTTTGGTGTGCCTGGTGGTCGTGCTGCAATCAACTTCATGCGTTCACTGAGAGATATGTTTTCTGGTGAAAGTCGTAGTTCAGTCAATATGACTGTGAAGTGGGATGGGGCGCCTGCAATATTTGCTGGTATTGACCCAGAGGATAATAAGTTTTTCGTTGCAAAGAAATCAGTATTCAACGTAGAACCAAAACTCTATAAGACGGAGGCAGAGATTGATGCTGATTTATCTGGAAATCTTAATAGTAAGTTTAAGATTGCACTTGCAGAATTTTCTAAGTTGGGTATCAAAGGTGTACTACAAGGTGACCTTATGTTTACAGATGATGTTGAAACAACAAAAATTGATGGAACAAACTACTACACTTTTCAGCCTAATACTATTGTATATGCTGTTCCAACAACTAGTGACCTTGGTAAAGTAATCAACAGTGCAAAGATTGGTGTCGTATGGCATACAACATATACTGGTTCTGCACTACAGGATATGAAGGCATCATTCGGTGCAAATATCAGTAAACTGACAAAGACTTCATCTGTATGGATGGATGATGCAACTTACAAAGATGCATCTGGTACTGCGACAT